TGAACACGTTCACCGCACTGAACCCCCAGATAAGGTCATTCGAACGGATATCCACGTAACAGTTCATCTTTCCATTCACTATCATGAAGTGGATTGAACGGGTACACGGTGTATCCTTTGTGAGGAGCAATGGAGCCTTTTCCCCGTCCTCTTCATTCTGATTGAAGTTGTCAGAGATAGGGTCGTGAATTGTGATAACCGCTTCACGGGTATCGATGTCCTGCTTGAACTTTTCAATGACGAACCGTAATTGGTCAGTCACGTTCTGGTACAGTCCGGGAGCCTTCAATTTTGAATAACGACCGTTTTCGTCTGCTTTACCGTTCTTATACTGTCGCGGAAGTAACTTTCCGGACAATGTTACCATCGAATCAAAATTGTCCCCGTAACGACGTATTCTGGGTCCATATCCCGCTCTCATGAACTTCCCATCATCTGAAAAGTTTACAAGGTTCTTCACGTAGGAAGCAGGCATCTCAAGACTGTTATCCCCACGAGCCAACCACAGGGACTCAATCCACCCCAATGTTTTGTTCCATTTACGCTCCGGAACACGAACATAGCGGTCGGTCGGATTAGTTATCTCAATGAGGACGGCTCCAGGGAACTCACGACATTCGAACCCTCTTCGGGTAACGTCAATTCCTTTATCCATCAACTCCTTACAAAGTAGCACCAGCGCACTACTCAAATTTTCTGCTTGAAAATACATAAGTCTTTCTTGATTTAATCGATTAATAATTCTCCTGGCTTGGGCAACTCAGCATTCCACTTTGGAGGGAAGACGAACTCAATCTTCTTCGGACTCTTTTCGTAGGTGTGCTTGATACGTTCATTTCTACCTTTGTTGAAAGACGCTCCCAATCCCTTCGCAAACTTCGATGTTTCACAGAAACAGTTCTGAAGATTCGTAAGAGTAGGAACAGGCTCCCACGGTAACGGGTTCCACTTCATACCTGTCTTTTCGCAGAAGTCACCCATCAGCCTTTCAAAGTTGTCGTGAACCCACTTGATAGTGCCCACATAGTCATAACGCTTCCCGGACGCTCCGTCAAATGTCCAGCCGATACCTTTCAGCGACCCTGGACCCGTGATGACAAAATCGTTTTCCGAAAAGTTGAACAGGGGTGAATAATTCAGGTCAATGCAATATTGCTGAGCCGTGAAGTCCCCGTAAATTTTCATATTCCTGAAAACCCAATACAAGTCCTCAAAGGTCTTCGCCTCTAAGAAGTCATACAGATGTCCGTTCTGAAAGATTTCGTCCTCAAAGATACGGAAGTGAGCACGATGTTTGCTCATGCCTGTTATGTGCTTATATTGGGGATACTGATAAAAGAAGCAATTCACGATGTATGCATTACCGTATATCGTGTCGCCACTGTCAACTACCTTATCCAAGAACTTCGCTATGTTTTCCAAGCCTGTTTCGTAGGTGATATCCCCGAACTCCTTTTCCAACAAATCCCACGTCTCGTTCTTATTGAAATGCTTGAAAAGCAATATGCGAAAGAACATATCCTCTGGCTCGTATTCTTTACCATTGTAAATCACACGGCTCAACAGGTATTGACTCACACGGTCAAGGCAACGATACACCGAAGTAAATTTGTAATTTTGCAAAATCGGGTCGGCTGTCCAAGGCTGTGGGTCTCCGTTGTATTTCTTCCAAAAAATGTTCATCCGCTCACATATCCAATATAAATAATGAGGGAAATTTTCGTTTGGCTTCGGGACAAATATTTCTTTATTTTTCATATACAAACTTTCTTAAATACATACCATTGCGCTCACCTGTTACTGCCCGACCAATCTTTCGCTTATGCTCTTCAGACAACGGCTTTCCTCTACGACTTAATCCCATCTTCTTCTGAAGTTCAGGATTTCTCAACGCATTTCGTGATGCTTCACATTGCTTTTGAACAAAAGATTCATCTTGACGCAAATTCTTCATCAACACAGACTTTCTTTTCCGAAATTCAGGTGTGCATCTTTTCTTTGCTGCCTCTGACATTTTTCGTTTTGATTCCTCAGAAAATACCTTTCCAAGTTGTCCTTCACCTCCCAATGTCATATTATAGCCATTTCTAAAAGTGTTGAACCGCTTTATCAACCGCCTCTCGATATAATCAAGTTTGGCTTTGAGCCTTTCTTCAGTAGGAGCGGAAACAGTCAGAACCTCTTCAATGATAAAGTTCTCCTCGCCATACTTTCGTATGGCTCGGTGGAACTTGTATCTACTTCCTGAAAATGATTCATTGACATGCCGATTCCAACGTTCTTCAATCAAACGAATTGTCTGCCCAAAGTACAGTTTCCCAGTGGGCAGACAGGTGACGCAATATATGTAACCTTTATGAATCATTTATCCTTTTGAAATTCAACAAACGAGTTCTTTTCAATGTAGTCCGACGCTTCACAGAAAGCCACGAACTCTTCACATAGTTCTGACAGCCCAAAGAAATTGAAAATATGAACACCCAAGTCCCAGACCGGAGCGTCATACGGTTGGTCGTGAAGAACCACACAACCGCCAGCCTCATTTACCTCTTTTCCCTCTCTTTGAGCCTTTTCGAAGTCGTGCATAAAGGTTCTGTGCTTCCGCCACATGCAATCCCCCTTAGGAGGTTCGCCAGACCTGTATGCTATCCGAGCACAATACTCATCCCATTGGTCGTCACGGTAATCATACCTGACATGGAGAATGTTCGTAAACTCACTCTCTCCGCATAAATCCAAGGGACGCAATCGCCATGATACAGTTGTTCCTGCACCATCAATCAAAACTCCATGCCCTGCCTTAGACGTTTCCTTCAAGAAGTAGGATAGACCCTCAGCCTTGCACAGTCGCGACGTCATACTGTCGTAACCTTGCCAGCGTCGGATACCGCCATTCTCATAGAATTTCCCAACGAAAACCATATTGAAGTCCTCGGAGTAAACTCCGACTTCCTTTTCCTTTCCGTCAAGTGTCTTAAACTTGTATGGGTGGAGTTTCATACCTAATGATTCGAGGAACTCGAGGAAGAGATAAACCCTTGTAGATTTACCACTCCCCGAGATACCTTTAACCAATACTATGGATTCTCCGTCAACCATTTACTTCTTCTTTGGAGTTTTCTTTGCGGGTGCAGGTTTGGCGTCCTCAGCCAGTTCCAACGCTGTTACACGTTTCTTGATAGGCTTATCGTCACCGAACTTGACCATACACTTTTCTTTGCCGTCTCCGGACTTGTACAGGCGAGTGATTTCACCAACAGCGTCCTCACCTTTCAGGGTAACTTTCGAACCTACTTTCAGTCCCGGAATTTCTTCTGATTCTTCGAGGTTCTGACGTTTTGTTTCACGAGGAGTCTTGTCGGCTTTCGCTGACTTCTTTTCCTTCATAGACTTGTCTGATTTAGACGGAGTCTTGCGGTTCTTTTGACGTTCCTCGTACTCGGATTCAGCCTTTGCCAAGCGTTCTTCCTCTTCTGGAGTCAGTTGTTCCTCTGACTGGTAGGTAGAGTTGCGTTTGTTCTGACGCTTCATTGCTGCTTCAGGTGAACCATCCTCAGGGTCTGGGTCGTCATCAGCGGTTTCCTCCTTCTTAGGAGCAGCCTTTTTCGCAGGAACCTTTTTGTCTTCCTTCTTCGGTGCGGCTTTCTTGGCAGGAGCAGCCTTTTCAGGTTTTTCTTCGGCTTCGCCACCTAACTTGTCAAGGAACTCTTGAGCCACCTTAACTTCCAATTCACTTGAGTTTTCATTCTCAATGATTTCGTTCAACTGTTCAGCAGTGAACTTTCTGTACTTCATACGAAGTGCCAACGCATTGTTTGCCATAATCGTTTTTACTTTATTAGTTAAAATTTTATTTTCAGTGATGTTTTATCACTTATCTCGGTACAAATATAATGTAAATATCTCGAATAAGTTTTGATTTTCTCGCGAAAAATCGAAATTATTTTTTGCCGGAATGACCAAAACCTCCCGCACCTCGTTCTGTATCAGTCATTTCACTGACATCAGAAACTTCGATAATTTCCTCGACTTTCGCATACGGAGCGAAGACAATCTGAGCAACTCTGTCGCCATTTTCGATTGTCTGTGGTTCTGTTGACAGGTTAATCAACGGAACACCTACTTCCCCACGATAGTCAGCGTCAATGGTTCCAGGAGCATTGATTACGGTCAGACCCTGTTTAACAGCACAACCGCTGCGAGGTCTCACCTGACCCTCGTACCCCTGTTCGATTTCCATGTACAAACCAGTAGGAATGATTTTACGCTCCATAGGAGCCAACGTGATTGAACCCTCGGGAAGATAGGCACGCAAGTCCATACCCGAACTGTCTGGAGTTTTGTACTCCGGCAGAGCATTTGTGCTCTTGTTTACGATTTTTAATTTCATACTGTAAATGATTAAAATGAAATGTTACAACCAATCAAAATTGTTTATAATTGTGATGTCATTATATTTAACGAGAAAATCACCTTTCGAGCCTCGAATTTTGACTTCCTCCTTAGCAGGATTGTTGCTTACGACCTCCATTATCGTCCCTTTATACAGGACTTTGGTATCCCTGTAAAGAATGTACCAACGGTCATAATTTCCCTGAACTCTCCTCTGTTCTTCGTCTTTGTACTGAAACGCTGGAAGACCTTTCTTTCCCCAGAAATTCTTTTCGACGAACTCCGCCACATTATATCCAGGAGTGAATATACTGTCGACGTTGAATTTCACACTCAACTCAATAATCTTCAACCGCTTCTTCTTAGCAATATCCGCTGCGACTGACGCATACGTTCCATTACGGTATATAGAGGAACGTAATTTGTGAGTCAGATACTCTAATTGAAGCCGTGTCAAAAACTGTCTGTGGCGCAGTCCTTTGTCCTCACAGGTTTCTTCTCTTACTTTGTCCATAATTGCTCAAATTTTTATTTCCACTTTATTATAAAAGAAGCTAATTGGGTCGACCGCACCCCTCAAAACTTCTTCGAGATATTCCAAATCAATGTTTCCAGGGTCTATTCCTGGCTTCCTAATCGCTGTCACGTACACACGGTCAAACAGTTCCTTCATCTTTAATGCCGACTCTTTGCTCTCGTTTATAGTTCCAAAATCGTACAGAAGTATGACGTTCTTGATACCTTTCTTGAGCATCATGTTAATCTGTCCTTGACCGATATTATTCCCGAACGTGAAGCAACACTTAATGTCGTCAAGATGTTGAAGTCCTAAGAGGTTGTCGATATTCACTTTGTCAAAGATGCCCTCAACGATTATGACCGTTTCAGTCTTCCCCTCTATCAACTCATCGCAACCCCCTAACAGGTCTTGAAAGTTGTTCTCGGAGTTCCTGTAACGTAACACCAAGTCAGCCTCGTGACGCTTGTATGCCTCAAGATTTTCTTTGTGCCATTCCTTTGAATACCTACTGCGTGCCCACCACGCCACGCACACTCCATTGACTTTCATCTTGAAGATGATGAAGTTTTTCAACTTCGCCTCCAACGGTGTGTTGGTATAGGATGGCTCGAACTCTGCATAGTGTTCAGGTCGGAACCCACGATTATTCAGGTACTCATCATCCACAAGCGGTTTCAGTCGTAACGGAAGAGTAACAGGCTTTAATTCTTCTTCCTGTACCTGTTCCGCATCGCCCTCCATCCACTTTGATGTCTCCCCCTGAATATCACCTATCTTCGGACAGTTCTCAAGTTCATTCGGCTTAACTGTATAGGAGCGTTTCGCGAGGTCTGTTCTACCGAGTTTCTTGAGGAACTCATAGACGGATACCTTACGAGGACACTTCCAACAGTGGAACGTCGCCACGCCATTCATGTTGAAGATGATACCCCACTTCCCTGCTTTCCCGCAGAAAGGACAGTCCATATCCTTATTCGTGAGCCACCCCTGTGAACCAAATGGCGTGAGATTAAAATCAGCGATTATCTGTTCCTTATCGTACCGCATAACGAAATTATTTCTTGCGAGGCACAGGCTTCCTCGTTGTCTTCGGAGTTTCCTGCACACCCTTGTTTGCTAAATATTCCTTGAGCGACTGTTTAGTCTGTCGCTTATTCAACGTCTCTTGTGGCTCCTGCGCAGCCGTTTCACCCTCGCCAACTACCTTTGTTCCGTACACTCCTGGTGCTATCTCTACTCGTTCCTTCTTCTCCCCAACGGCTGCTTCTCCGTTTCCTTTACGGCTGCGACGGCTCTCAAGTCTATCAAGAGCCGACATATCCAACACCTGTTCAACGATTGTTGAACGTGATATATCGTAGAAGAAGCCGTTCTCGTAATTGGTAGGGATTCGAATGATGATACCATTGTTTCGGTAGTTTCGTAACTTATCACAATAGATACGAGCCATGTTCTGTTTACCCTCTTCGATTGTGATGTTACCTGTAAACACGAACGAGAATGGCTTGATAAGTGTACGGTCGCCCTCTGTATTCTGGCGAGTGATTACCCGTGTTGGGTCGTTCCACACTTCAATAGGAACGTCTCCCGTCTGGGTTGCTGTGATTACGGCACAGTCGTATTTCTTCGCGATATCCTTTAATCGCTGGGCACACTTCTGTAACCTGTATTTGATGAAGTTCGGGTCGAAGTCAATCTTCTTGTTTTCCCCTGTCAATAACAGGTCAATAGAGTCGACTGTAACCAAGTCAGGATAATACCCATACTCTTTCTTATAGTCCTCTATCGCAGCCACCAAGTCGGCTATCGTCATGTCCATCATCTCTTCAGAAGCGTACACGTCAATATCACTGTTCACTGTTTGTGCCCTCTTGATGAGTGCTGAGATACGTTGTCGGGTCTCATCGCTGACATCACCCCTCATGATTTTCGCATAGGTAGTGTTCGCCAACATTTGGTCAAACTTAACAACCGCCTCATCACGACCACCCTCTAACTGAAAGTGAAGACAGTGATTGTGAGCGATTGATGTATTATACCAAGAAAAGTATTTAAGAGCCGTGGATTTACCAACACCGGAACGCATGATTAGGAGAACGGTATCCTGGCGAGGAATTCCCCCATCAGTAATTTCGTCAATCGTTGATATTCCTGTCGGTATCTTTGCCCGACGTGTTTCATCCTCGGCTTTCATTTGTGCCGTTCCTATGTTACGATAGAAATCCCTGTACACCCGTACAAATTTTCCTCGGAACTTGTCCAAGGAGAAAGCGTTTATTTCCGCCATTCTTTTCTCAAGAAGAAGCATCGCTTCCTCTGGCTTTCCTTCATTATACATATCCGACACTTCGTGCTGAGTAGCAACAAACGTCTGGCGTCTAATAAAGGTTTCCAATTGCCGTGTCATGGGTTCTACCTCTGGAAGTTTAATTCCCTTGACCTCAGCAATCTTCTTTGAAACTTCCTCGTTGTTAGGGAAGGTCATTTCCACCATACCGAATGTCGCCAGATTACCTGTTTTCTTCATCGTATCTGCCAACACTTTCAGCATCGCTTTACAACCTCCCAATTCTCGGGGAAAGTTACTTAAATCGAGATTATCTACGACCAACTCCGCAAACTGTTTGTTTGCGAAAGCCAATCTTAACATCTCTTCCACGAAATTCGGGCTGAGAATCGCATCAACCTTTTTTGCCATATCTTTTCAATTTATACTGCGTCAATTTTTATCATTACTGTACTCTCTCGCAACTTGTTAATCGCCATGAAAGAGGAGGACACGGTATCATCGTGCCCACTGATACTCTCAAGAGTTCCCTTATCGCTGCGAAACGCAACTGAGTTGAACTCCCCAAACATCTGGTCAATCTTAG